ATCTTGTCCCAGGTGATTTTCTTCACCACCTGGGTGATGATGTTGGTGATCACGGTCAGGATCAGGGCCGCCAGCAGGATGGCGGACACCGCCAGGGGGATGTACTGCATGATGGTTTCCATTGATATGTCCTCCTTAAAATTATTTCACAGCCCCGCCTAGGGCGCACAGCAGCAGGTCCAGGGAGGGGAATGTGTCATAGTTGGCCAGCCAATAGTCCGGGGTGTTGATCACGCCGGCGGCCACCAGGGCGGCCACGCCCTCCTCCGGCGTATCGGTACGCGCTCCGGTCCTGGTTATGGTCTGCGCGGCCTTTTTCAGCAGGATCCCCAGGTATTGGACTTTCCCGGCCTCCGCCGCGTCTGCCCAGTAGTCCGGGGAATTGATCACGCCCAGGGTCTCCAGCTTGTCCGCCGCGGCCTGGGGGGTGTCCTGGAGCATAAGCACCTGGCCCACCCGGATCAGGTTCCGGTTTTGGATGGCGTTGATCTCCGCCAGGGTGTCCACGGTGGTTCCGTAGGTGCCGGCAATCTTGGAAAGGGTGTCCCCGGACCTCACCGTGTAAATAGTTGGACCGCTCGTTGTGGCTGTTCCGCTGGAGCTGCCGCCCAGTTTCTTGGCAATATCGGCAAAATTCGGGCAGATAAAACCGCGAATATATTTCCCGTTGATGGCCATGGTACGCTTGCCCACCTTGCCGCCGCTCATGTTGCCCTCTGTCACCACAAAGGTGCCCGCTGCGCTGTTTACCTGGGTCACAATGCCAATATGATCTCCGGCTCCGGTGCAGTCGCCTTTCCCGTCATCGTCCCAGTCATACACGCAGGCACCGCCCACATGGCAGAAATGGGCGTCATTCTCCACCCAAATGCCTTTGCTCTTTGCAATCTGCACGAACTTCTCCACGCCGCACTCGGTTCCGGTGTACTCCGCGATCCCGGCTTTTATGTATGCCGCGCTCACCGTGGCCGCGCAATAGGCGTCTTTCACCTGCATTTTGTAGCCGCGGGCCAGGGGCTTGTGGCCGTTGTAGATCTCCAGGATCTCGCGGTGCTTGGCGCTGCCCTTGGTAGCGCCCACCCATGCGTTGATAATGTCGGCTACTTTCTGCCGCAGTTGGTTTTCTGTCATCGGTAAAGCCTCCTTATATGCCCACATCCGGCGGCTCTGGCCGGTCCGTGGGCGGTTCCTCCGGGGTGGCTTGGTGGCCGCTCCCGCTCGTTCTGGCGGCCTCTGCCGCCTTGTCCTTGTTGGTCTTGATCCATCCCATGACGCCGTTTTCCAGGCCGCACACGCCGAACACGCAGGCGGTCAGGGTGGACGGCTCCCCGCCGGTGTGCCAGAACACAGCCAGGGCGGCCACGGTATAGGCCACCAGGATCACGCCCTCCAGCACCAGCACCTTGTCCATGACGCCCATTTTCTTGGGAGCGTCCCTTGCCTTTGGCGCCGTTCTCTGGCTGTGTGTGTTTCGGCGCAGGCGCCGCGCCGTAGCTCCGCACACCAGGAAACCCAGCACGGTCCCCAGTGCCATGGAGGCAATGGCCAGAAACATGGTTTTCATGGTTCGTCCTCCCTCAAAAAATCGTGCTTGATCAGTCGGTCATCATATACCCGGCTGATATTCGCCACCGCATGGGTGGTCCGGTTGTTCTGGTAATCCGGGTTTGCTTTGCAGTATTTTTCGTACTGGTCGATTTCCGCCAGGATCTCCACAAATTCCTCTTGTGTGTGGGGAATGTCCCGCAGCAGCTCATTGTTGAATTGCAAGATCCTGGCCCTGTGCGCGTCCGCCGTCCTGGCTCCATCCATTTTTATGTGTGCGTCCAGGATCTCGCGGGTTTCGTCCAGCTTGTCGATCACATCCTTGTTGATAGCCCGCCCCACGGCCCGCGCAATAGCGGACCATGGATCCAGCTTAATGGGGGAAATCTGAATCAGCGTCATGGCCACCAGGACGATCCCGCCGCCGGTCAGCACTTCCGCCGCCGTCATGTGGACACCTCCCCGATGACCTGGGCATAGTCCCGGCGGACCGCCGCGATCTCCTCCTCATGGTGGAGCGCGTGGAGCTGTGCCAGCTCCATGGCCTGGGCCTGTATGATCACATTCATTCTGTCGATAATGGCGCACAGATCCGCCGCCAGTTTGGTGTTGTCCATGGCCGTCACCCCCTCGTGCCGATTAGGGCGGCAATGTGCCGCAGATCCTCCACCGGGGCCTCAAAAAATGCGTGGCCCCATATAAAGTGATCCTCATGCTCCGGGTGTCGGTACTTCTGGCACACGGGATCCTCCCACACCAGATCCCAGCGCCGTTGATGGCCCCTGTCCCGTTTCTCCAGCCGCTTGGTGATGGCCAATGTCAGGGCGCCCCGCTCCCGTCCTTTGCCGTCATCATCCCGCGCAAAATACAGGTGGGCCTTTCGGCTGGTTACCGCGCACAGCTGGCGCCCCTGGTGGATCAGGTAATCCTCCACGGCCTCCACCGTGGTGCCGTATGGAAGATTGACCGGGCCGGTGATGGTGTCGATCCTGGCCCGTTGTTTAACAATGTACCTCCGGCCCATTGGTTACGCCTCCGTTTCTCCAGCGGCCACGGCCTCCCATTGCCACAGGCCGGCGGTTCCCGGTGCCCATACGCACGGTTTCATATCCGCCTTGCAGAGATACACAGCGGCGTTATAGGAGTAATACAGGCCGCTGGCGCAGTCCATCCCGTACACCCACGGGATCGGGTCCTCCATGGTTCCTTTGTGGGCGGTATCAATGGGGCGATATACCGCCAACATACCCTCCCCGTGGGGCGGCTGGTGCGCCTGTGGAAGCACTCCGCCGGGTGCCACGACACGGTACAGGGTGCCGCCGTCGTTGATGATGGATTTTTCCGCCACGGTCACGCCCGCTGCCAGGACTTCCTCCCAGGTTTTGAACAGATCCGGCATTTCCAGCGCCGTTTCGTCCGGCACATCCGTGGCCGCCTGGACATACAGGCGGGCCGCGGCGGACAGTTGGCCGGACAGTTTGGCGTTTTGGGCCGCGCTTTCCCTGGTGGTCTGGATCTCCGCGCCTGCGTCCGCCGCCTCCAGGATCACACTCTCTGCGCCCTCCAGGGCCTCCCGGCCCAGCAGGTGGTACACGGTCCCGTTATGGGCAATCCCCGCGGCCTCCGCCTCCTGGCACAGCACAAAGCAGCCGTTTCTGGCCTGCCGCACATAGCTGGGGGCCTCAATCAGTGCCAGTTCGGCCCCATTTTTTATAATCCGATACATGCTTTTTCCTCCTCGGTTTTCCTGCTTTTGGTGCAATATAAACGCTCACTTGTGGATTAAACCACAAAGCCGGGGGCCAGCGCCCATGAATAGTCCGCATTGATACCGGCGGTCGTGCCGTCCTCGTTGACAAGGCAGAAAGAGCCACCGTTGCCGACATTGGCGGAACGGGTCCACGCAGCGACCGCCGTTCCCGTGCTGTCGTGCCTGTAATGCACCTTGCTGTTGCCCGCCTTGTAATAGTCATATTGCTTTTGGTAGTTCTGCTCGGCGCTGTTGGCGTATCTCCTCCGGCTGCCGTGGTATTCAAACTCTGCCAGCAGGAAAAGCCAGTCGGTGGTGGCCGTCACATAGCTGGCCGTGTCATATCCACCGCCGGTGTTGTCGCTGTACTTGGACACGGATTTCATAACGGCCCGGAGGTCCGCTGGCAGGGCCGCCAGCAGGGAGTTGGCCGGCGGGCTGGACGGCGCTCCGCTGTTGCCCAGTACGGTTTTCCGCATGTGGCTGTTGCTCCATCCGCCGCGGTTAGTCTGTTCAGTGTTCATACAGAAACCGCTTGACACATAGCTGCCGTAATTGCTATCACACAGGCCCACCAGCTTATTGGAGATCTTGCCGATCTGGAAATGGATCCGGTTGTTGCCCTCTCTACTGCTGTTGTGGTTGAAACCCAGGATAAAGACGGCAATGGACAGGTTGGAGAATGTAAAGCCCTGCACCGTCCCGTTGATGGTGATGGTCTTGGTGTCGCCCACATCCCAGTAATCGTCGCCCTTTCCGGCGTCCGAAACCGCCTTGATCGTGGCCCAGCTGTTGGAGTTCAGCGTAGTGTTGATCGTTGTCACCGTGATGGCTTGGGTGGTGGTCTTGGTCACGCCGCCCTCCGCATAGAAGATCGTGATGGAGGTATTCCCGGAGGTCAGGGCGCCGGCGGGGGAGTAGGTGTACCCGCTCACCGCCCGGCTGCTGCTGTCTGTGTAGTAGGCCGTCACCACCATGCCCGCGGTGCTGAACTGCTCACCAGAAAAATAGTTGGTCCGGTTCGGCGCGTGTGTCACCGCGATATGGTCCAGCGCTCTGGCCACCGTGATGGCCTGGGTGTCCGTCTTGGTCACATCCCCCTCCGTATAGGAAACGGTGATCGTGGTGTCCTCCATGCCCAGGGCGCCGTTGGGGGAGTAGGTGTACCCCGTCACGGTCCGGCTCTGGCTGTCCGTATAGTGGGCTGTCACCACCATGCCCTCCGGGTTGAATGTCTGCCCGTATTTGTAGTTCACGGTATTGGGCGGTGTGGTGATCTCGATACTGGACAGCACCCGCACCGTCACCGCCACGGTGGTGGTCTTTTTGATCCCGGCCCGCTGGTAGTCGACGGTGATGGCCGTGGTGTCCTTGGAAATGCTGGTGGGGGAGAATGTACAGTCGCCCGTCACATTTTCGGTGGTGTCATCCTCAAAAGTTGCGGTCACCACCATGCCCTCCGGGTCAAATGCTTCCCCGATGTAATAGGTCTTTTTGTTGGGCTGGGTAGTGACTGCGATCCCCCTGGTGATCATCAGGTCCACCTCATACAGCAGGGCGCCGCTCACCTGCACCACCTGGCTGGCGCTCTGCCCGGACAGCTGCGCGGTCACGGTCCAGTTTCCCACATTGGGCAGCTCAAATTCCGTGGTCCCTGTGCCCTCCAGAGTGGTCACACCGTCCGAACAGGTCACGGCGGCGCCCTCGCAGGTGGTCACCTTGATGGTGGGGCTTTGCACACCGATGGCCTCTTTCAAGCTCTGGAGGGTGGCCCGCATGTGCTGGCCGGTTTCATGGTTCACAAACGGGATGTAGTCCTGCGTGGTCATTTCCTCTGCCGCCGGCAGGGTGTTGGTGGGCTGCTGGTAATCCGTCCCCGGCTTGGCCGCGCCCACCTTGTAGGTGTCCCCGCCCTCGCCGGTGGTCTTGGTCCCTTTCAGCAGGCCTTCCACCTTGATGGCGTCCTGCTTATCTTTCAGGGCGCCGTTGTGGGCGTTGGGATCCTTGTTGTGTTCGTCGATCAGGTCATCCAGGCTCTCCTCCAGCTGCGGCTTTAGGGTCCCGTTGAAGTATTCCGCCACATCCTCGGCGGTCATCCACGCCTCCGCGGGGTAGGACACTTCCACCTCCACGGCGGCGGTCACGGTGATGGAAACGGGGTAGCGGCGCACATCCGGGGCGGTTCCCTCCACATAGGCGCTCACATACTGCTTTTGCTCCCCCAGGGACCCATAATAGATCATGGTTTCGGTCCCGTTCTCTACCTTGCCGAACACGGCAAAGCCGCCGATCCAGAAACCCTCCTGTAATCCGCCGTTCAGGTCGCTGCGGTACTCCACCAGCATGTTGACAGCGGCGCCCTCCACCGTTGGCACGGTGCTGGTGCCGTTGGGGCCTGGGTCAATGGGGGCGGTCAGCTTCCGGGCGGCCTCCGCGCTCTCCGCCGTGCCCTTGTCCATGACCACCTTTGTAATGGTCAGCTTATCGCCAGCCACCATTTTGGCCAGCAGATTGTTGCCGGCCTCTGTAATGACAAATCCGTAAAACATGGTTGCCTCCTCTTACTCCGCCGCCGGTATGGCGGTCTGTGTGATGGTTCCGAAAACCCCGCCCGCTCGGATCGGGGCCTCCATGCCGTAGTCCATGGGCGCCGCCGGCCGGGCGGGGGGCCTGGAGGGCCCC